GTGTTGGTTCGCTCGTAGGTCGCAGATTCAATGCGGCCTGCAGAGCGCACATGGCCCGCTCGAGCTCGTCCATATTGGGCTTGTCGTAAGACATGCCCAACCGGCCGAATTTTTCGGCGTATCGCTGGCCTTTGCCTACTTGCTGCATCACGGCCAGCCGCATAGCGGTTGTTGCCGTGTCGCACCAATTGGCGTGGGACGCGCGCAGGAGACGTTGGTATGTCACCTGGCGACGGGCCAGCTCGTCGGGGCTGAGTTCTTTCGCTTCGTTGAGTTTGTTGGTTTTCTCCATTATTGGGAAGTTGGTTTTCTCCATTGTTGGAAACATGAGGCTCGGGTTCAACAATTTCCCCACCTACAACTGCGGAGATCTTAACATCACGCACAGTATTCAGCAGGACAGGGAATTGATCCAAAGCCGTCACCTGTTGCAAACTGGTTTCTAAAGCATTCAACTCAGGAACGCTCAAACCTACAACCTTAGCGAAACTCTCACGAATGAGTTCAACATTCGTCTGGGGCCAAGCATTTGACATCTTAAACTTCTCTTCATGGGTGCACTGTTTTGGCTTAAGGCCAGTAATGGCCAAAATGCGACGACAGTACTCGCCAATCAAGGGCGTTTTAGAGTCAGTGACAAGGTAACCTGTGGCCTTGTTGGCCATAGCCTGCTCAACAGTGAGGCTCTTATTAGTCGAAATATGAATCTTCGACAAGGTCCGAATAGGATCCTGGAAACTGTCGGGGACAATACTGGGATTTATGAAATATCGGCCAAGATACGGGATAGGCTCGCCAGCGTTGACAACAAACGCCTTCAATTTGAGGCCAAAGTCATTGGCACAACTCTCAAATGAGTCGACCAGACCATCCTCAACAATGAACGCTCCGTCATCGCCGTAAACCAAACCCATATCATCGAACGACTGCTTAGGTGTTTTTCCAAGTCGTCTCAATGCACAATAGTTCACAAACCCACAAATCATCGTATTTCCATCAGTGGTGATTGGACTACCACTCCGAGTGCCGTATCCAGGCTTAAATTTCAGACCGTTGGCAGTTCGGGCCTCTTGAATGAACACATTTTCAAGATGACGCCGCAACTCAGGCTTGTACGCATCATCCACCCAACGTAGGTAAGCTGCTATAACTACCTGACGCTGAAGGAACTCTGATACAGTGCCATCGAGGCGACTATAATCAACCGCCAAACAATCCTCACTTCCGGTGAACAAGCCAGCCAGTCGCTTGATAGTCTTTGTTGGTGTCAAACCTGGTCCGTACCACTTCAACTTCTTCAACAAGTCCTGTTTGAAAGACAAAGTGAAGCATGAAAGAAGTACGGTTAAGTCGGTGCACATGGTTGTAATGTTCCGTGGATCATTAACACTACCATACGCTTCCGACTTGAGGAATGACTTCAACGCATTGACATAATTAAGTGCCATGGCTGGAGCAGCAAGAGCATATCGCGCCTTCTGCTGGGTGGTTCCTTGTGCCTTCCGTACATCATCTATTGATAACGGAACACCAACACCCGGGGTCTTAACTAACAAATTGACGAATTCATTGGCCAACTCGGTGTAACGCTTTGGAGGCCACTTGTTATTGCGGACCTTATCAATGCGCCCGGCAATGGTGGCCTGGTCAGAATTATAGCCTTTCATGGGACAAACAGCGGGTTGTGATACTAATGGTGTTGTACCAGCCACCCCAGTTGTCTTACCATCTTCGGTGATCAACGATCCCAAAGGCAAATAATCCACAGTACCGTTGGTTGATACCATATTAGCGACTAGCTTTACACCCATAAGGTTGTAAAGCACAGGCGCCACTAATGCGGAATCGGGGACTTTGGACGCAGATAACAAGCGTTCAATGTCAG